CAGGTTCTGCCGCAGTCGAAGTTTGAGTGGCTGGTTTGTTTGCCAATTCCGGAAACTGTCTTTGCAATTCTGCAACAATTTTTTTAGCCGGCATATTGTCATGGTACATTGCCAACGCAGAGAACACCATCTGTTCTTTTAGATTCTCGTCTGTGATATTATACTTTGCTGCCAAGTTGTCAATAAAATTCTCAACTTGAGTAGTAGCTTGGTCAGCTTCTTGAGACTTTGGTTTGATTGAACCGGCATCGATCGCTGGCGCAGTCACAGAAACTGCACCTTTTAGTGCAGTTCCGGACAAAGTAAGTTTCATAGAATTACTTTGTGTATCAGTCCAACTTGGGAATTTTACCACCAGTTGATCTGCAACTGCCGCCATGTCATCCCCGGATCTAACGTACAAGAATCCGGTCACTGCACTGTCCATGATGATTACCCCATCAAATTGTTTTTGTTCTTTGTATGCGTTAAAGCTGGCCTTTAGCATTTCTCGCTTTAACAGATCACCGTTGATTGCACCGCCGCTGCCTACCACCGCATCAGTAATTGTATCGCCTACTGAAGTACCATAGTGCATTTTTAGCATGGCCTTCAAAGCCAATTTGATTTTTTTAGAGTCATTGCCAAAGAATTCACTGAATCTTCTCATTTTAATTTTGGGATTAAAAATATCAGATATGTTTTTGCTGTCGGTTGGAATTTGAACATTGGGTTGAATTTTTTGTATAATTGGCACATACTCTCTAGCAAAACGGCCAACCAGGGCTTGGCTGCCAGCAGGGCCTAACCGTCCACTTTCGCCAGCCTTTAATTCAATTTTGGTGCCACTGATATCCAGGTCCCCAGGTGCGCCACGACGTTTAACATGCGGGCTGATAATGTCCAACATGTATTCGCCTTTGCCAACATCGCCCATTTCTCCAATTTTACCAGAGATCTTTTGGGACAAATCAAGCTTGATAGCATCAAAGGTGTCTCTATATGCAGGATCTATTAGGTCAATGTAGTTGTGTACCTTGCGTGGAGTCAACAGCAATTTTTCGTTAAGGATACCTTCACCACTGAGCTGTATTAAGAATTTCTTGACTTTGTCATCGGATACATTGGCGTCTGCCAGAGCTTGTAAGAATACGCCGGCTACCATGTCTTTGTACTGGCGCAAATTAGTAAACTTCTCTACATCCTTCTTGATACCATACCTGTTGGTAAATTTTAAAATGTCTGATAGATCTCCTTCGTCGGAAATTTTTTGAATTTTTTTGTCAATCTCTGCTCGTACTTGTGCAGGACTTTCTGATACAATGTCAATAAATTTGCGGATGTCGTTCATAGTATGTGGGGGTTTTTGATATTTATGCATACGAAAGTTATTAAGGAAAATGTGCGGTCGCAACATAAATACTCAGTAGAAACCATGAGAGTCTACAAATTACAAACAACCAAGGATAACACAAAATGTTAGATTTTTTAACTGCATATTTGTCAAAAGCAAGTATCGAAAACCAATTTAAATTTAAAAACAGCGATCAAGCAGAACTAGATCGTTACATCGCCAGCAAGCACCCATCAACAGCAGCCGAAGTTGACCATTGGGTTCGTGAGTATGATCGCAAGCAGTCCGGTTCAAGCTGGTCCAAGGGGTTTTAATATGAAAAAATTATTAGCAACTATACTAGATCTTTTCCAAAGCATTGGACAGGCCAAAGCGGCAGCATATTTTGCACGTCGTGGCGACTATAAATCAGCCAAAGCTGTCTACGAAAGTTAATTGTGGCTTACTCTACTGTTCGTAGGGTATTGCCGCACGAGTACGCCAAATACTGTCAACATCTACGAAGTCTAGACTTGGACAGCAAGGTACTAAGGTTTGGTTGTGTGATCAAAGATGAAGTCATAGATCAACTGTGTCAAACCATAGAAAATGACCGTGATAACCATGTGTTGTTTTGCATTGAAAACAACAACTTGGAATTCATAGCTGTTGGGCACATTGCCTTGGGCAATGGCATGGAATTGGCTTTTAGTGTGTTAAAGGAATATCAAAACCAAGGCCTGGGCAGTGCTGTGATGCGGCGCTGTATCCAGTGGTGTCGTACGCACAATATCTTAGAAGGTGAAATGGTTTGCTTGAGCACCAATCGTGCTATAAGGCACCTGTGCAACAAGCATGGAATCAGCATGGTCAACGATGCTGGAGAAACCATGGCCACTATTCATCTCAAACCTGCCGATACTGGTACCTACATCAGCGAAGTGTTAAACCAAAATCTAGGCGCAATTGACTGGCTGAGTAAACGTGCAGTTTTGCCCATGTTTAGGCTGGGCCGCCAGTCAACAGTTCAATAACTATTTTTTCTTTGAATTTGGTCAGGCGAGATTCAAATTGATGGCAGGACTCTGCTATTTGTGCTTCGTCTGCTTCCCACAACAATGTTGTTTGCAACAGGCTGGCCCATTGTTGCAGATCATCTTTGTCACGTTGTATGTCAAAAACATGCTCACGAGGTCTGGCAGACCTATAAAGGTACCATTCTCTGAGCAAGTCTTGTCCACGAGATCTGATATCCATCACAGAGTCACATCCTCCATGCCAGCACATCTTAGTTTAACAATATGTCCTATCTGCCATTGTTTGGCTTCTAGGCCTTTCATGATGCCCAGCCAACGATTCCTTAACAAGGCAATTTCGTTGATCAGCGTTTCATATTCAATGACTTCATCTTCACCATCCACATACTTTTCTGCATCTCGACTGGTCAGTGCTCGTGCATAACTTTCTAGATACTTTTGGAAATGTTTCCTACGAATTTTACGCAGTTGAATATTTAGGTAATTGAGCACCGCTTCAATCTCTTGTAGTTGATTGAAGCGATGTTCTGTGATGCCAGGGAGCTGTGAAAGACTTTTTTCTACGTTGCCGTAGATTTTTACTTCTTGCTTGGCGCCCTCAATTTCGGCGTAGTAGTAATCAATAAACTTAGGCAGTTCGCTGATATCGATTACTATTCGATTATACCACATTATTCCTCGTAGTCGTAGGGTTCGTCTTCGTCATCGTCAGCGTCCTGGCTGTATTCTTCATAGCTACGTTTTAGGTAGCTATCAACACCAGCAAACTCTTTGAGGTCAGGATCCGATAAGATGTCTACCATAACACTCATCAGTGTATCTGCGGCACCTTGACGTTCCTTGGCAGGCACATATTCCTTTAATACAGTATATGCTTCAATTAAGGCATCAATTTCTAAGCTCATTCTACAGTTTCCTCTTCGGGTTGTACTGAACTACTTATGGCACGGGGATTGTCTACAATATCTTTCATCACTGTATCCAAGCATCCATCATCGTTGCGTTCCCAACCCTTGCGGAACTTCTTGATGATTTCTCCGTTGGCACAAGTAAACACCAAACTATTGCCTTCCTTTTTAAGGTGAAGCTTGGCTTCAAACAAGTCAGTCAATCCTGAGTAGGGATTCATACCTGTTTCATAAGGAATCTTAACTTGCACACTTTCAAACGGTTTGGCGTAGCGTGTTTTCATGATCTTGCAACTGGCACGAATACCTTTGACTTCACTAATCTTGTTGCCGTCCTCGTCCTCTTTGAGTTTGAGTTTCTTCATGGCCACTACAATACTACTGGCGTAGATAAAGCCTTGACCGCCCGAGATCTTGTCATCAGGATCAAACATGTCTTGACTGGCATAAGTGTGGTTGGTGGCAACTAGGCCAAGATTTAGATTACCAAACATGTTAACACAGTTACGAACCAGTGCTGTGAGTGCCTTGGGCTTGCGACCCATGTCACCTTTCATGTCACCTGCTTCGAACTGGTTGACGTCTGTGGGTGTCAACATCATACCAAGACTGTCCAAGATAAACAGCACCTTGGGACGCTGGTCCTCAGGAATGCCTTTGTATTCTTTGACAAACTCCGAAATCATTTTAGCAACATCATCAATCATTGCCATGTTTAATTTAAGCAGTTTGTCCTCACCTGTGTCAACGCCTAGAGCGTGTAACCATGCTTCATCCAAGGCGTTCTCTGTGTCAATTAGAATACAGTAAATGCCCTGAGCCTGTGCGTTCTTGATAAGGTTGCCGCTACAGATATAACTTTTACCTGCACCCGATTCTCCTGCAAAAACTGTGACTTTGCCCAAAGGAATACCTTTGTTAAAGTCTCCACTGATCAAATAGTTCAGTGCAAAATTATTTGTGCTGACCCAATCTGTTGGGTCATTGAATCCAAAGCCGATGCCGTCAATGGCTTTGGTGATTGTTTTACGAAATTTACTTACATCGAATGGTTTTGCCATTTTCTTCTCCTAGTTGAAAAATAGTAGGCGAGTGGCTGACCAGTTTATCTATCTGGCGCCTATATTTCTTCTCGCCTACTTGAGGTCAACAATTACTTGTTGCGATTGCGAATCATAGCCAAGATGTCTTCTGCACGTTGGCTGGAAGGTTTGGCCTGCACTGGAGCCGAAGCTTCAGCTGGTTCAGCATCTTTTGCCGCGGCTGCTGGTGCCGCACGTTCAAAAGGGATGTCGTCCTCGTCTACTGGAGCAGATGCCTTTGCAGGAGCTGATGCGGCAGAGGCCGCGGCTGGCTTGTCGCTTTGGAAGCCGGCTGGCTTGTAGTATTGACCCCAACGTTCTGGGTCATAGGGTTCGCCGTCCACACTCGCTTCAAACATTTCCTTGATAACTTTGAGCTCAACTTCGCCGGGCTTCTTGGGCAAGAAGTCAGCTAGATTGTAAAGTCCAAATTTCTCAATGGCTTCTACTTCATCGGCGGAGAGGGCTGTTTCTTTACGTGCCCATTTGCTGGTGTTGTAGTCTGAGTATCCACCTTTGCTGGTTTTAGTAACAGTGAAGTCTAAACCGGCTTGATAGTCAGTGGGCAAATTCTCCAACTCTGGATCCATCAAGGCAGCCTTGATCAAGTTGAAGATCTGTGGACTGATGATGAAACGACGGATTGGATTTTCTGGAGTCTTGTCGTCTCCGATTGGGTTCTCATGAACAAAGCCTTGGAACAAGTAACTCTTCTTCTTCCAGTACTTACGGCCCATGTCCTCAAGCTTGGGATCCTTGAACCAGGTACGAACTTCGGCAAGAACTGGACATGCTTCGCCCCACATTTCCACGCAAGGTACCTGCACTTGCACAGGCTTGCTGTCTGCTTGACCCTTGATGCCGGCAAACGGCAATTTGATCATTGCTCGCTCAATCCAGAAAAAAGTGTTTTTGGTGTCTGCGTCAGGTAGAAATCTGACTTTGGCGGAAGTACCTTCTGCGATATTCCAGTGTGGGTAGATAGCGTTGTCGCCACCTGATCCTGATGCGTTGCTTGCTCTGCTCTCAGATGCTTGTAGACGTGCGCGAATTTCTGCTAATGTTGCCATAATAATGTTTCCTTAATAAGTTAAAAGATGGTCTTTGTGTGCCTAATCGTATAACAGCACCATGCTAGTATACGACAATGTATTTATACAAGTCAAATAAAAAGGCAGAAATTTCTGCCTTTTGGTGAAATGTAATTTAATTAAATTCGTTTCAATGTTCTTAGACCAGCAAGCCTTCTAATTGCATCAACACTTTCAACAGCTGGTTGTACTCCTGTCGGAGGCTGTTGCTGTGGTTGTGGACTTGCTGGTGTTGCTTGGTTGGCCTGTGGAGTTAACTCGGCTGGGTTTGGTTGTGTGGCGTCAGCAGGTTGTTGCTGTTGCGCTAGTAGTTGTTCGAATTCTGTGGCCATTTCTTGGTATCCGTGTGTTTTTAACCAATCAACCACCAATGGGCGCACATCCGTTTCTGTGCCTTGGTCGCTGTGACTGATTTCGTAGAACTCGTCGAACAGGCTGTCGCTGCCAATGATGCTGTAGAACACAGCACTGGCGTTGTCACCGTTGGGTCCTGCTTCGATAGGTTTGGCCATCAATTCGCGTAACTTGTCTTTTTCTTCGTCCTGTTCAGGTGTGGCCCACGTACCTTCTTCTAGTTGTCGTGTCCAATTTTCAAATTCTGCGATGTATGAGTTTTCCATGGCCAATTGCCTGTTCTTGTATGCGCGATACACATATGGTAATGCTTCGCTTAGTCTGTCGTCGAAGATCTTCTTGACAAAACGTTCTTTGAGAGCATCCATGTCAAATTCGTCTTCGGCAATCATTGTGTTGGGCTCAAAGCTTTCTGCAAATGCCCGATAACCTTTTGGTCCACGCATGTGTGCCAATTGATTGTGCAGTTGATTGTAACGTTCAATGCTGGCTTCAACCATGCCTGTGGTTTCCACATCCTCAAATGTACGATTGCGCATTTTGCGAACAAACATACTAAGGTCACCCATTTCGGTTACCATCTCAACAATGTGGGCGCCAATTTGATCATGCATGGCGCCGCCTTCACTGATGTGACGAGCCATTGCTCTGGCAGGGTTCAATTTGGTAAATGGTAATAAGAAACGCTCACCCAGTTGTGTTTCAACAAAGATGGCATCTATGTTGCGAGCACGGCCAGCACGTAGAGTTTCGTCAACGTTGGCACTGTGACGCACCAATAATTTAACTGGGCCAATGCTTTGATAGCTGGTACGGCTAGTGCCATACAACTTGCTTTCAGCTAGGTCTAATTCATGTGATTTATAACTGCCGTCGCTTTTGCTGACGCTTTCTAAATCGCGAACTTGTAGATTGCTACGGTTAATGTCACGGGTGTCAAAACTCAACAAGTTGCGTTTGGCAAACTGTCTTAGACCACGCAGGAACTCGTACCAATCTGTTTGCTGTTCTTGGTCTAATTCTGCTGTGATGTTCTTGCTGAAATAGATCTTCAAGCTGTTTTCGTCAATTAGGCTAATGGTGATATTGCCATAATTGTGTCCATTTTTATCCACATAATCAAAGTTGAAAAATCTTGCTTGTGTAGGATCGCTGGTGGCTTTGGCTTTGTCATTGCCAACGCTGACGTTCTCAAATCTGGAACGTATTTTATCAAATAAATCTTCGGCTATTTTATCTAGTTCACGCATAGTTGTATTTACCTGAGAAGAATGAATGGCATGGGTTCAATGTACTCATCTTCTACGTTTCCACGCAGTTTTTCGTCCAAATCTGCATCAAAACTCTGCAGAGTAGTTACCATGCGCACAGCCAACAGCATACTAGTAACTAAATCGTCGGTTTCACCATCCTTGGCAGCAAATCCCACACCACGAGCAACAAAGTTCTTTAGTTCACTGATTAAATTGTTGCTGGACACCATCATTTTTTTAGTTTCTACCATGTTCTTAAACTTGGCACACACAGCCAGTTTGCTTTTGTTTGTGGTAGTGAAACCTTTGCGGTACCTGCGTGTTTGTCCCACTTTGGCAGGCTCACTTAAAAAGTTGCCTCTGATGTTTTCTTCTCCAATTTCAGCAATGCTGATCAAGGCAGCTTCGCCCAAGGTGTTGTTTTCGACGCTGTAGTAAATGCTGGTTTCATCATTTATCTCGTCGTAGATGGCCTGACATATTTCTTTGATAATGGCTGCTTGTCTTTGAACAATGGTTTTATTGTGTTGCCATTCACCCACTTGATGACAGTCTGGCAATTCTAAAACTTGTATAGCAGCCGGGTCTCCACCTGTGCCCAAGCTAGGATCCAGGGCCACAACGTAGACATGTCCGCGGCTGGGTTTCTTGTACCAACGAACTTGTCCTGTTCTATATATAGGTTCAATGCCACCCATTTCTGCCAAGGTGATAGAGTTGATCAGTGTTTCGTCAAAGATCAAGAACTCGCATTCGTGCTCACGTCTAAAACGCTCTTCACCAATGCGACCCATTTCTTCAGCTTTCCATTTCTCATCTCTGTCGGGGTGTTCACTCCAGTGTGCCTTATAAGATTTAAAACCATTGCGCCCCAAGGGTGTCGGATTGCCAAATTCGTCCACGCATTTGTTGGCACCTTTCCAAATTTCAGCAAACTGATCTTCGTCACTGTTGGGCGTTGATGTAATAATAGCTTTACCACCAGTGCTTAGTGTAGGAGATATCGATGTCCAAAACTCTTTGGCAATGCTGGGTCTAACGAATGCAAACTCGTCGCAGTACAGCAAGGATATACTCATACCACGACCGGTAGTTTCTGTGGTTGTTTGTGCAACTATGCGACTTCCGTTTTCAAAGTCTATGGAGCCTTTGTTGTAACTGGTGGCGCCAGCACGAATAAAGTTTGGTACATTCTCATAGGCATATCTAACACGTTGCATGATCTCTTGTGCACCTGTGTACTTGTGTGCGGCAATAAGAATTGTTGAGTCTGGCACAAACATGGCATACCATAACAAGTAGCCAGCAGCCGACGTAGACTTACCAGTTTGACGTGGCATCAAACTAATGCTGAAACGGTTAAGGTGGTATGTGTCAATTAGGATTTCCTGAAATGGAAATGCCTTGTACAACATACTGCCCTTGGTTGGGTGCTGTATGTGAAAATAGTTGTTTAGAAAATACCTAGGCCCTGACACAGGATCTGCACATCGAGCAAATTCTATCAACTCAGTTTCGGTCCACGACTCTTGCATGTGGGGTCGTTTGACTAGTGCATTTTCAATGGTTTTTATTGTTGACAATTTGATTTTTTCCGTATATAATGATTAACGTTTTTGTTTGTTAAATATACTTATGAGCACGACTCTTCTACTAAACGCAGATTTCAATCCAATTTCGATCTTGCCCTTGAGTGTGGTTCCTTGGGAACATGCTGTAAAATTATATTTTTTGGGTAGAGTAGAAATTTTAGAATCTTACCCAGGTCGACTAATCCGCAGTGAACACATCAGCATGGAAGTTCCCAGTGTCTGCATGACCAAAGAATACTTTAACTACAAAAAGAATGTTAAATTCAGCCGAGCCAATGTATTCCTACGAGACTTGTACACCTGTGCTTATTGTCAAGAAACATTTGATAGTCGAGAATTAACCTTGGATCATGTTATTCCACGTGCATCAGGTGGAAAGACCACTTGGGAAAATAGTGTGACTGCCTGCAAGCCCTGCAATTATAAAAAAGGTAGTAAGTTGTGGAAACCCAAACGTGGCCCATTCAAACCTGATTACTACAGTTTAATTACTCAGTGGAAAAATCGTCCCATGCATGTGGGACACGAAGGTTGGTACAAATATCTGGGCCTAGAGCAAGCGGCTGTTAACGCTTGTTAGAGTCACCAATGGGTGGCTCGCCTGTGAGATATGGGCGGCTGAACCAAAGTTGAAACCACTCAGGCGAACCAGGTTTGATGTTGTGTTCTTTTTCAAGCCTGCGTTTTTCCATGCCAGTGACACTGATGTTACTGCCCAAGGGACTCATTGAACCACTTTGATTTGCGTCGCCAGTTTTTTCAAAATCTTCTCTAATAGAATTAGCCGGATTTAAACCGGCCAATCTTTTGAGCTCTTGTAAGGGATCCACTTAGGCCCTGGGTGGCAATCCTGCCATCCTGCGCAAGGTATCCATGGAAGTAAGTTTGTCGCTGGTGTCGTGTACTTGATCCAAGCTGACAGGAAAATCAGTGCCAGCAGTTTTACGTGCAACAGCAGGAACATGCTCTGGGCGTGTGTGCCCCGCTGGTTCGCTGGAAGCCATTGGCGCCGGAAAGTTTCCTAGACGGCTATTGTGTTTGCGCTTGTAGGCAGGAATATCAACTGCATTAACTGCTTCTTCGATGTCGCCGGCATGCAAGTGTTGATCTAACTTGTCTGAGATCCAGTTATAAGGATCGCCGGTGCGAGCTTTGGCAATGCCATAGGGCATTTCGCCATGATCATTGTAGTAGTCATATAATGCATCAAATAGATCGTTGTCTAAATTGCCAGTGTCTCTGAAATTTCTAACTTCGTGTTTGAAACGACTTAGAATGTGATCCATGGTTTGACCGCTTTCGTCCAACACTGCACTTTCTGTCACAGACTCGCCCATGCTGGCCAATTGGTGTCTTAGACTTTGAATTGCACTCTTAATGTCTTTCTGATCGCTCCAGAATGTATAATCATCGCTGTATTCGTAGCTGGGATCAAAACGTTTCTCTAGGTCTGCAAGTTTTGCTTCTAGTTCGGCGCGATCAACCTTTGGGGGCACAGATACTTTAGGTGCAGACATACGAGCTTTGGCTCTGGCCAGACCCTTTTCACGGCGTGCAATATTGGCGTCATGATCTCCGGCATAGCCAAGACCCTTTTGCATGTTTGACAATGTTTGGTTTAGGCGTGCTTTATTAACGTAGTCTCCTAGGCTGACTTCATCCAGCGCAGACTCGTTGGTGTGTCCCAAAGTACGCTCAACTTGTCTGACCCAACCACTGACATCACTGCTGCCAATCTCATCTACATCACCAACAAAATCTGCAACATCATCAACAGCAGCCATTACCTTGGCTGGACCATATTTTTCCAACAGATCCAGGCGTTGTACCATGATTCGACGAACAATGGCTGTCACCACTGAACTGTTGTCAGATGAGTCTTCTGTGACTCCTTGTTGTTTAAGACGTCGAGCTTGTGATTGTTTTTCTTTTTTGTCTTTATACCAATTGGCTGCCTTTTCCATACCTTTGCCAATCACTCCGCCAATTGCGGCGCCAGTTGTTGCTGCCGCTAAACCTGCACCGCCAT